GCTGGTCACAAGATGGGCTTCACCTTTGCCTCTCAGATGACGAACATGGAAACCATCCGCTCCGAGACCACCTTCGGTGACATCATCCGTGGTCTTCAGGTGTATGGCTACAAGGTCGTCAAGGGCGAGGCGCTGGCTCAGTCCGTCATCCAGTTCGCCTAATCGCCTGACGTTAAGGAGGCATTGAAATGACCGCATATACCGATTCTCTCGGCTTCAACAAGGGGACTGCAGCCTATCCCGCAATGGATATGCCCGTAGTCAAGATGGAAGTCGTCCTCGACTTCGCTGCTATCGCAGCCGCTCGTTCGGCTGCTGGCGTGGCTGCTCTGGCCGCTACCGACACGCTGGAAGTTATTCCCCTTCCTGCGGGCTCCACGGTGCTCATGGCTGGCGCGGATGTGACCACGGCAGAAGGTGCTACGGCGACCATGGACTTGGGCGACGGTTCGGGGGCTACGACCTACCTCTCGAACGTGAACCTGAACTCTGTGGCCGCTAACGGCGCTACCGTAGCAGCTCCGGTGTTCTACGCCGCCGCAGACGAACTGTATATCACGCTGGATCACAACAGCATTGATACTGCAGTTGTTCGCGTCTGGGCCATCGTGGCTGACTGCAACTAAGGACGGGGGCTTCGGCCCCCTCCTATCTAGGAGGCTAAAATGGCTGTCTACAAAGGCGTTACCTACTCCAACCTGACGGCGATCAATGCAACTATTGACTCGCTATCGGCGACGGCTATGGCCGGTACTCTGACCGGAAATGTCGATGCAACGGCTGGCTACGTCCAGCTCCGCACGGCAGCAGCTACGGAAATTGCTGACATCGCCGACACCATCAACACTTCTGGCAAAGCTGCAGGGACTGTCGTTTTCGACACGACCAACAGCAAGCTGAAAGTGGCGACCGGCGCCAATGCAAACTCGACCTGGGTCGATGCTGACGGCACCAATGCCGTTACGCCGTCCTAATGCACCGGGGGGCTTCGGCCCCCCGTTTTTCAGGAGCTAGTGATGACCGCTAAGCGTATCCCCGGACTTACTGCAATTTCGGGCGCCAGTACGGCGAACGACGATGATTTCCTCATTTTTGATACCGACGCGGACACTACGAAAAGGATTTCTCGGTCGCAGCTTGCAGCAGCGGTTGGGGCCGACATGGGCGTTGTGGTCAACCGATTTAACGGGACCGGCTCCCAAACAGATTTTACGCTGACGAAAGCCCCGACCAACGAGAACAGCACCATGGTTTTTGTAGCGGGTGTGTACCAGCAAAAGAACACATACAGTGTTTCAGGCGTGACGTTATCGTTTTCTTCGCCTCCGGCGCTGGGCACTAACAACATCGAAGTCAACATATTTGCTTTCTAAAGGTGCGCCATGGCCTCTAACTTAACTGGCTCAACAATCGCGAGTACCTACAGTCAGCTATTGCATGTTGACGGCGGTCCTGAAGCGACTGAAAAAATTATCTACAGCGGTACGGGTACGCCCACTGCCGTTAAGATCGGCACCGTTTCCATGTCCGTCGAGAACATTCAGTTCGACGGCAACACAATTCGCACACTCGACACCAATGGAAATCTCACGCTTGCTCCGAATGGCACAGGCCATGTCGGCATTTCAAATGTAAGGATTACGGGCGGCAGTATTTCTGGGATTACGGACCTCCCTGTAGCTGATGGCGGCACGGGTGCGTCTGATGCTTCGGGGGCTCGCACTAACCTCGGCCTTGGTACGATTGCCACGCAGGATGCAGGCAGTGTAACTATCACCGGCGGGTCCATTTCCGGGGTGTCTTTCTCCGGCACCTTCACCGGGATTACGTCGATCACCTCGACTTCGTTCTTCACGGACGACGCGGCTGCGGGCCTGACCCTAACGGCCAACGATTTGCTGGCTGACGGAACTGACACCGACATCGACATCGACATTACGCCCAAGGGCACCGGGGAAGTGAATATCCCCAAGGTGGACATTGACGCCGGAACTATTGATGGAACGGCGATTGGCTCATCTTCCGTATCGACCGTTAAAGGTTCTACGGTGCTCGCTACGCAGGGCGCAGGCTATGCCGCTGGCGCTGGCGGCACGGTTACGCAGATTACCAGCCGCACTACCGGAGTGACGCTGAACCAAGCCTGTGGCGAAATCACACTTGTCGCTGGGTCTTTGGCGGGGCACGAGGCCGATGAGTTCACGCTGACCAACAGCGAGATTGCCGCAACAGATGTGGTGATCGTGAACATTAAGTCAGGCGCGGCAGCGGCGACCCGGAAGTATTACACTGCGGCGGTTACGAGCGTCAGCGCAGGTTCTTGCACGATTTCCATTGGGAACAATGACAACGGGACAATTCCTGCGACCGGCACCGACACGTTGGTCCTCAGCTTCGCCGTTATCAAAGGGGTAACCAGCTAATGGCCGAGTACAAAGGCAAGAACGTAACGCTGAACAAACCCAGCTACATTAGTAAAGGCCAGCCGGGCTATGGGCGCAAAAAGTCTCAGGTGTATGTGAAGAACGAGAACGGACGCGTAGTGCGGGTGACCTTTGGTGACCCCAACATGGAAATCAAAAAGGATAATCCTGAGCGACGCAAAAACTTCCGCGCTCGCCACAACTGCTCAAACCCTGGCCCCAAGACCAAGCCTCGGTATTGGGCGTGCAAAACTTGGTAGGCGGTCATGGCTAAGTCCAAACCCAACAACCCGAAGCTCTGGGCTTCCAAGGTGCGGCTTGCCAAGCAGAAATTCGATGTGTACCCCAGCGCCTACGCCAATGCCTGGGCCTCCAAGGAGTACAAAAAGGCAGGCGGCACTTGGTCTGGCGCCGACAACAGGGTGAGCAAACGTGGCTAAGAAAGGCGGACTGGGCAAGTGGTTCGGTGAGCAGTGGGTCGATATTAAGACCGGGGAGCAATGTGGTCGCTCCCGCGCCGAGAAGTCCTCTCGCCCCTACCCCGCTTGCCGCCCGAAGGCGGTCGCTTCGCGCATGAGCAGCTCGCAAAAGAACCAGATGGCGTCTGCCAAGACCAGCTCCAAGCGCAAGAATTGGCCTATCACTTCTTCAGGAAAGACAAGGACTGCATGATGCGTTACCTGCGGAACAAGAAAGACGGCTTTATCTACGAGTGGGATGCGATCCTCGCTAAGAACCCCCTTTGTGAAGAAGTCACGGAGGAAGAGGCGTACCCCGAGCGCTTTATGAAACCCGAGGCTGTGGAGAATGCGAAGCGCACCCGGCGTCGGACCAAGAAAACCCTTGATTTGGAAACTAAAGACGTACCTGAAGAGCCGGTCTATACTATGGCGGAACTGGCCGAAGAAGCTAAACGAGGATGGCCTGAATGACTCCAGGGGAAATCATCACCGAAGTTCGGGCGCTGATCCAAGATACGCGGGCGCCCCAGCGTTATTCTGACGCATTTCTGCTTGGGTTTGTGAACCAGACTCTGAAGCGGATGGTGATGCTTCGCCCCGATCTTTTTGCCCTCATTGGCGATATTTCCACCACGGCGAACACGGTCCTGCAGTCCCTGCCCGCAGACTCCATGCGGTTGATTGAGGTATTTCAGGTAAAGGACGGCAGCGCGGTGACTGAGGTCAGCCGCGACATGTTGGATCAGATGGCCCCGACCTGGGTCAGCGACCCGGCGGGTACGCCGGTGAACTTCATGCGCCATGTGCGCAATGCCAATCGGTTCTTCCTCTACCCCCGTCCTACGGCGGGCATCGTGCTGGTCGGTGAGTACGCCCAGACCCCCGAAGATTACGCCATCGGGGACACGATTGACCTACTGTCGGACGCATACTTCACCGCTGTGGTTGATGGCACGGTCTATCTGGCGGAATCTGTGGACGATGAGCACGTTAATTCTGGACGGGCCAAGCTCTTCCAAGATTCCTTCTTTGCTACGCTAGGCGCTTCGCTACAGGCCCGCTCCGTGACCGATACGGAAGAAGGGGCAATGCGGGCTAACGAGGTGGTCTGATGGCCGACCGTGAATTTACAACGCTTATCCCTCGGGTAAATGCCAGCGTCCCCGGCTGTCCGCAACCCACGATTTTGAACTACATTCGGGACGCAGCGATCCGGACCTGCGAGCGCACGCTGTTCTGGCGGTATCAGGTGCCGAAGTTCAACCTGCTGCCGGGCGTTCATCAGTACGCCTACGAGAAGCCCAACAACACTGATGTTCAGGCGATGTTTGAAATGCTGGTCAATGACCTGCCCCTGGACCGTCTAGTGCTTGAGGAGGCTATTCGCCGTTTCCCTGAGTGGGCTGACCTTTATAGCGGACAAGACCCGTCCGTGCTGTGGAGCGAAACGCCGTCCCATACGTTCAATGAGGACACGTTTAACGAGTCGGTCTTCAACGCTGGCGAAGACTATGTGTTGCCCGAATCCGTGGTAGCAGACGGAAGCACGCCGCAGGCGGTATGCCAAATTACGCCCGATGAATACATCGTACTGCCGCTGCCCGATGGGGACCGCACTTATGAAGTGCGTATGTTCCTTGCGCTCAAGCCCAAGAAAACGGCTACGGGGATGAACTCTGTAGTTTTCGATGAGCTTGAAGAAACCATCATGCACGGCGCTCTGCAACACCTTTTAGTATTACCGAATACGAACTGGTCTGACCGCGAACTGGCGAGCTATCACGCCCGGCAGTACACCTACAACGTCGCTGAGCGTCGCGTTCGGGCGAACCTTGGAAACATGCGGGGCATGATGCGCGTGCGCATGCAGCCTTTCGGAGTCTAAGATGGTTGCTAAAGTCTCAAACAATGCCTCTACGCTGGTTCCGGGCTCTGTCACGAGCACGGCCACCTCTATCGTTGTGACTACGGGGGACGGGGCAAAATTTCCTGCCCTCGGTGCCGGGGATTTTTTCTTCCTGACCATTACGGACACCGGCGGTAATTTTGAGATCGTGAAGGTTACGGCGCGTGCTGATGACACGTTCACCGTGGTCCGTGCTCAAGGCGGGACTCTTGCGATTCCCTTCCCGGCGAACAGCCGTGCGGAGCTTAGGGTCACTGCTGAGAACATCAGCATTGAAAACCAAAACGTGTTGCTGCTCTAAAGGTGCGCGGCCATGTCTATAGTCCTTAAAAACAACGCAGAAAGCACGCTCGCTACTGCGATTAACGCTACTGATACGGGGCTGGTTGTGGCCGCCGGGGACGGGGCTAAATTTGCTACGCTGACGGGGGACGAGTATTTCTACCTAACCCTGACCAGCACCGGCGGTACAACTGAAATTGTAAAAGTAACTGCTCGGGTCGGTGATACAATGACGATTGCTCGTGCCCAACAAGGTACTTCGGGGCAATCGTTTGCCGTTGGTAGTCGTGTAGAACAACGGGTCACCGCAGGATCGTTTGAAGTAATTTCAGGTGGGACGTACTCATGAGCATAATCCTTACCAAGAAAAAAGACACTAGCGGCGCTCCTTCCGCTAGCGATCTTACTAACTCGACAGGTGGTGCTGAACTCGCCGTCAATACCGCAGATAAGCGTCTGTACACCAAAGACTCGGGCGGTAACATCGTCGAAGTCGGGACGAACCCGTCTACTATCGACATTTTGCGGGTCAATGGGACAGACCCACTAAACTCGACGGTTGCGTACATTCAGTCTGCTTCTGACTACACTGGGTGGACGGCATCTAACCAGAGCTTCGGTGAATTGGTCCAGAACACTAGCTTGAAATCGTATCCGCCAACTGCGGGCGGTAGTTGGATTTTGATTGCGGGTAGGTCAATAAACACCGAAGTTGGCACAAATGACACCATAACTGCTAACTTCAATTTTGTTTACAACGACTACTCTAAGATGACGAAGACGG